AGTACCACTACATTAGATGTAGGAACAATGGTACAAGGTATGATAGGAGAAAACAAAGTAGCCAATCTATTCTTAAAGAATGGGTACATTGTTAGCAGACCAGACGTAGATCTAGGAATAGACATGGTTGTCTGCAAACCCAAGAAATGGGGCAAGAGAACCCTAATCAATAATTGGAAGTCTATACAAGTAAAGTACAGCACAAGGATGTCAGACACATCATATGGTCATTCTTTGAAGGTAAAAGTAACACCTAATCATTGTGATTATATAGCTGTACCACTTGAAGGTAGTGGAGATAATGTAATATTCTACCCACAACCTGAAGAACTAAAAGGTAAGCTTTATTCTAAAGAGTTTGCCTTCGTAGATCCAATAAAAGCAGAAAGTAATGGTAGTTTTAAGAATCAGAACAAAAGAAGATTTGCTACAGACTACTACATACTGCCTAAGTAACTGCTTCCTTAATCTTTGGCAACTCTGCCAATACTAACCAATAACCTAAAAGGGGTTAATCATGAAGAAACTGAACAACATATTAAAGAGCGTTCGTCAAACCATACAGGATAATGCTAAAGAATCATTTCTTTGGCTTCAATCATCTAAGCAGGACAAAGATGGTGTTTGGCATAATCATAATGCCACAATATCGGACATCGTAAACTGCACAGATGATGAGATGTTCTTCAACGTCTGGGTTAAACTAGAAGAGGGATCTGCTGAAGAGCTAGACACCCTCATAGAAGAACAACTGATTCCAAACGGTTTGCGTATTCTTGAAGACACTGAAATGCCTTCTAAGGATAAGAACTCAGTACGGTTCATGATCGCAAGACCATTGAACGACTAACGTTTGATAGTATTAGACTACCTGAGTATATCTTGGGTAGTCTTTTACTAAAAAGGAATGCTTCGCATCCATTATATTTTTAAGTAGGTCAACTAACTTTATTTTTTAAAGTGGAGCAACAAGCACTGTAACAGTTGTGTAATACAAACAAATAGACAGTCTTATGGCTTGATTATGTGGATAAATATTCATAGTTTATGACCATTCGAGAGGGTAAAACAACGTAACAACAAGCACTTCAACAGTCTACTGTTTCCTTAATCTCTGCTATTTATAATTAACGTAGGAGTTTACTATGAAATGCGTTCATCATCCGAATGCTGTGATTCATTTTGAGGAAGTCACAGACTACAAAAAACATCCACTATCAGGAGAACTGGTACGTGTACATCGTGAAATGCCAGTTTGTCCTGACTGTTTTGTAAGTTATGAAGAAACAGGTATTTACAAACCATCAATAGAGCGTTGTGAATTAGATGATTTAGAATCTAAAGTAGAATCATACATTGATTCACAAATTGCAGAAAGGAGAACTTATGCCAGTAAAAAGTAATAAAGCAGTCAGCGATCTTGAGCAAGTTATGATGATGATTGATGATGTAGATACGGATCTAAGAAATGATTACAACTTAAACAAAACATCGTTGATGTGGCTTAATGAAATACAAAAAAAACTTAGTGAAATACATAAGAGTCTTATAATAACGGAGGGTATCAATGCATTCAGAATTAGATAACATTGAAGAATATGATAACGATGGCTATTTTGACCAAATGGCAGAGTTAATACATCCATTTTTGGATGATCTTGTAGCTCAAGGTTTAATTCATATTCAAGAAGAACACAAACTGTCGGATAGTATGGTACATAAACTTATAGATAGTTGGTTAATGAAATTAAATTACTACAAATTACAAGAGGCTATCAACGAATGAACACAACATCAGCACTAAAATTCACACGATTATTGAGTTATGTAACTATGACTGCTAATGGTATACTAAATATATCATCAAAAATAGCAAGCAAAGCTACAGACGTAGTACTGGATCGTAGACGATACAAGGTCGAAGTTATCGTAGACGGTGCAACAATACGTACTCATGACAACTGCAGCACAGCAAAGGTACAAACAATCATGAATGCAAGCAGTAAGTTAGGCATATCACAGTTAATCGTTACAGAGATGGAATAACTCCATTGGTTAGTAAAACCCTCTAGTAAAAAAGTATCTCCTAAAGCGTAGAAATACGACAGGGGTTTAGAGGTTGAAAAAGATGGCTGAACATCGTCACCTAAAACGTGGCTTGGTCAGTAGTCATTAGTCAAGTGCGTTATCTATACTTGTACTAATAAAACAGTGAGAACCAGAGTCGCCAACAACTTAACATGTGCGTTAAGGGTATCTCGGAACACACCGAGGGTCTGCGTGGATAGCATGCGACAAAGACAAAACAAAGTGGCTCTGGTAATCACGTAACATAAAGGAAAATATGAAACAAACTACTGCACCAGATACTAGACCAGCTATAGCATTTGATACAGCTATTGAAGTAAAAACTGTAATGGATGCATTACGTGCATATAGAGTCTATGAAGTAACTGATGAACAAGAAAAAGAGTATATTAGAAAACTAGAAGATGAGCATGAGAAAGTATTAAACATGTTCAATATAAGTCTTAAAAAATCATAGGAGAATAAAATGGAATACAACTTACCTAAAGATCTGTTAGACACATGGACAACAGCACTTACAGATGGATCTTATGAACCTACTGACGGAACTATGTATGATAAAAATTGTAATGGTTATTGTGCATTAGGAGTACTTGCACATTCTTATTACGAGGTAGATAATGAAGTTTTAGATCTGCAAGGTGACTTAACAGAAGTAGTTGGTTATAGAAATTTACCCGGTTCATTACACGATGGGAGATTTAGAAACTGGATAATAGCTATGAACGATGATGAGTTATTGCAATTTGATGAAATAGCTGAAAGGCTAAAAGAGAATGTAAAACCAACATGAGCATTAAGATTAATAAAATAAATTGGGGACAGTTTGGACAACGTAGTATAAGTGTCAAAACAAATAGAGTACCACCTAATGGTGCTTTTGTAGAAATTCTACAGGAAGACAAATACGGTAACAGAATGTACCCTAATAAATATTTCATATCTCCTGATGAAGCTCATAGCATTGAGCGATTTCATTGGGGTGAAGCATATGTATATTTATGCGATCAACTTGAAGATAATCATAATAAAATAATGTTAGAACAAAAAGGGGAATTAACATGAGTAGTATGATGATACATTGTGGTGGTAAAGAAGTAAACATTGCTGAATTAACAGCTATACCATTACCAGAAAAAACAGATACATACGAACCAGTAGCTTTTACAGATCTACTAATGAATACAAGACGTATCTGTGACGATCTACTTGATTTAGATTTTGTAGATCAAAAACTAGCAGTAAGTAAAAACGAGCAACGATTCTTTGGCTTACTGCAATACAAAGACCCAAGCAACGAAGAAATGGGTAAGGCAATAGGCATACGTAGCAGTCATGACAAAAGCATGTCAATTGGTTTTTGTGCAGGTGCTAGTGTATTTGTTTGCGATAACATGGCTTTCACAGGTGAGGTTACTTACATGAGAAAACACACCAAAAATGTCTTTGATGACTTACAAGACAAACTGGTTAGTGTTCTTTACAAAAGTAAAGATAAGTTTGCAAACATCATCAAAGATGCAGAATCTATGAAAGATGTAGAAATCAGCAATGATGATGCATACAGCTTTATAGGTAGAGCATTAGGTTATCAAGCTTTTGGTGCTAGACAAGCTACAGATGCTATACGTCATTGGAATAACCCACCTTATTCTGAGTTTATGGATCAGAATGTGTGGTCATTATACAATGCATGTACAGAAGCTCTGAAGAGCACGCCACCAAACAAAATACTTGAACGTCATATTACTTTACATAATAGGACACTAAAGGAGTTTGGTATTAGCTAAATAAAATAGGACAGCAGTGTCGGTTAGGTATCTTCTCGAAAAGGTATGAACTCCGCATTCATTCTCCATAATTGGCACTGCTTCCTTTATCTATGAAGACTTATAAGAGAAACTGGGATGGACTAGGCCAGAGCAAGATCGCAACTTGTCGTAAACATGGATATTACGGTCGCCATGAACATCCCAGAAGATTTAATAATAACAAAAGGGAAATATATGAAAGATATGAACATACATGAAAAGCTGAACATAGTTCAGACATCACTAAAAGTCGAAAAAGGTCATAGAAATGATTTCGGTAAATACAACTATCGCAATCTTGCAGACATTTTTCAAGGTGTAAAACAATTACTCAATGAAACTGGTTGTTATCTTATTGTTTCAGATGAGATTGTAAACATTGGTGGTAGTAACTACATCAAAGCTACAGCAACATTTGGTGATGGTAATGACGAAGTATCAGTTAATGGCTATGCTAGAGAATCTGTATCTAAGAAAGGTATGGATGATAGTCAAATCACAGGTGCTACGTCATCATATGCACGCAAGTATGCGTGTAACGGTTTATTTGCTATTGACGATACTGCAGATGCTGACAGCATGGATAATCGTAATCACATTAGTGAGTTAAGAAAAAACACTAAAGGTGAAGTAAAAACATTATCAGAAGATACTGTAAAGCTAAAACGTTTATCTAACTCAAAATGGTTTAAGAATCATAAAACCAAAACAGGTTTGTCAATAAATGCTGGAGTAGATAAATGGTTAGCAGAAAAAGACAGATCTAATGATGAAGTTGTCGGAAAATATGCACAGTTAAAAGTGTTAGAAGAAACACTTAAAGCTGAATCTACAAACAAAAAAGTAAAGGAGACTAAATGATGGCAGGAGGTATGGAACGAACAGCAACAATTATTAGCGTTGATGTTCAATACGAAGCAAAACAAGACTGGATGAAGTTTGTACCAGACTTGTTCTTGACTGCAAATGTAAGACACGACTGGGAAGACCAGATAACTATATTCGGTAGTTTTAATAAAACAGTACCACTTGATGATCGTAAATCATGGGGTAGTGCTTTTAAGATTGCTGAGTTCTTTGAGTGTGCACTTGGTAAAAGAGGTCTACCAGTACAAGCAGACTATGGTATTCCAGAAGAATGGCTAAGAGATTGTCTTGGTAGGCAAATTAAGATGTGTTCTTATCCTACAAACAAGCTCAAAGATTCAGGTAAACCTTACTGGAATAACTTTGATCGTGTTGCACAAGCTGGTTCAGCAGATGGTATACTTAAAAAGATGGTTATGGACAGTGTAAATAAAGGCTATATCAAGAACTACAGTGATTCAGATGGCAGTGATGAAGACTTTAACTTTGGCGAAAACGTCAAAAAGAAAGAATCAAAGCCTGAAGTACAACTTGACGGAATAGAGCTGTAATAATATGGATAGTAAATGGTACGTAGAGTATGCCATTGCTAATGTTAGTAACCGTAATCAAGTTATAGAAGAACCGCTTTTCAATCAGCTTGTAATGGACAATATCGGCAAAGAGATTTATCGTAGTATGTATTTGTACGGTGAGGATATTGTACCATATATAGAAGAACATAAAACTGTTGTCGGATACGATGGTATACAAGCTGTTGATAAGCTGGTTATCGACATAGACCATGCTAAATCACCTGATAGATTGACTGCAGACCAAATGACAATCAATAATGTTAATGATGTTTTATCTGTTTTGACAGAACTAGGAATTGATAAACAACATTACAATATATGGTTTTCAGGTACTGGTTTTCACATACATCTAGCAAATGTCTACGGATTTAAAGAACAAAAGAGTAAAGATCTTGCTTATCAAGTTCGTAGTACAATGCAGCGTGATTTTGGTACAACCATAGATCATATTTATGACTCAAGAAGACTAATACGTGCAGGTTTTAGTTTTAACAATAAATCAAGAACATACAAAGTACCAGTTACAGAGGAGCAACTGGACAGTATGTCCTATGATGATATTGTTTACTATGCTAAAACTGTACAAAACAAAACAGTCAGAAAGATACATCATGAAATGATTGTTGGTTTGGAACCAATGGATGTAAGTAGAAAGAATACTAATGAAGTACGTAAAGTATTTGAAAATACTAATGCATCCACTACAAGAATCATTACATGTGCACAGCATATATACAATGCTGGGTACGTAGAAAAGAAACGTCACTTACATCTTCAAGCTTTGGTAGCTATCTGGAATAAAAAGCTAGGTATGAATAAACAACAATGTTTACACAATGCTAGAGCATACATGGAACAGATGGATAACCCATTACCAATGGAAGAAGTTAATCGTATCGTAGTAGATCAAATGCGTAGAGAATACAATCATGGTTGTAATCATCCTACGCTTGTGCCTTACTGCGATAATAAATGTTTTAAGTATCGTTACAAAGATTTAGATGATACTGCTGACATTCTTAATGCTGAGAGCATGATTGACAATCTTGCTAAATACTATGAAACAGACTGGGAAGACCGTTCCTTTGATCTTAAGGAAGTATTTCCATTTATGAAAAAGTCTCATTACTTTACGACAGGTCAGCTTGTTACAATTATAGGTGACACTGGTTTAGGTAAAACTGCATTTGTACAATATCTTATATCAAGGATTACAAATATGAAGTGTTTATTTATGTCGCTAGAAGTAGATGAGGATACGATTAACAGGCGTTTTGTACAAGCAGGTCTTGGTATGACTAAATACGAAATCGAGCTTGGATTCCAAAATCGAGATATAGAACTTAAAGAAGCTGCCAAGAAATCTGTTGAGCATTTACAACTTACTTGCAAGTCACCAGACATTCAGGATTTACCTAATGTAGTACAAGATTCTGAAGCAAAAATAGTTGTAGTAGACACAATAGACAGAGTACCTGCTAAGTATGTACGTAATGATGATCTTGTAAGACAGGAAACAATAGCTAATGCCTTAAAAGACATGGCTATGGATCTAGATATTATTGTTATCGCAATACATCACATTTCTAAATATTCATCAACAAGGTTGAGCGAAGGTCAGAAACTTGATGTGCATAGCGGTAAAGGTAATTCAGCAATAGAACAGAAATCAGATCAGTATATTGCATTCGAGAACCCTGATATTATTAGAAATCCAAAGTCAAAACTAAGAACAGTATCGTCTTTGAAGGCACGTGACGAATCTATGTTTGAATTAGCATTGCAATTCGACTATGAGACATTCACATTCTCAAAGAGAAACTAATTATAGGGGCACTGATTCCTTTATCTTTGCCCCTATAAACCACATATCGGAGGTTTTATGGCAATAGTAGAAATACATATTAAAGATGATAAAGTACAAAAAATAGAAGGTAACGGAGCCTATGTTTTTGTGCATGATCATGACATAAATGAAACAACTACGATGATATTTAAGCATCAGAAGGAAGAGTATGATAACAGTAAGGATTCTAGACATACTGTCTATGACACTATTAAGCAAGAAGAAGGACACAACAAAATCAGTAACAGGTTACAGGATAATTCTGATAAACATGTTTAGTATAGCAATACAGCAAGAAAAATCAATGAGAAATGCTATAGCGTTTCATATAGGTTTTATGCCATTAAGATTGTTTATAGGATTTAACGTAGCAAATAGGTGGGTATTATGAAAAAAGTATCATTAAACATAGCAACTAATAAAACTAAAAAACTAATAGAGCATCTATCTGACTTAGAACATGTTGACAGACAAAGGATGTCGTCAGATGGTAAATACTATTTAGATGAAATATGGAAATTGTTAGGCTTGCCAACATACCATGAAATAGGAGGAATGCACTCACAGGAGGAAGAAGAATGAATAACAATAAAAAAGATTGGATACATTCTGATAATAATATAGGCGACATTATTATAGACATTACACAAGAAGATGCACATTACATTTTAGAAGGTAATGTTTTTGATTGGTGTTATCCGGTATACGGTAAAGACAAAAATGGCACAAAAGTAATTCTTGGAAATGTAAATGTTGCTATAGGTAATATAAACTCAGAGGAAACAGAATGAGTGGCAAAGCACCAAAACAAAAAGGTAACAGAATCGAAAGAGAATGTGTAAACCTTGCTAAAGGTTATGGATTTGTATCCAAACGTGCTTGGGGATCTGATGGTAGATCATTAGGTTGGCATGAAGAAGTAGACATGATTATAGAATGTAATAACATGGAAGACCTTAATCCTATGAAGTTTCAGGTTAAAGGTCGTAAGTCTATAGCTGACTACTTAAAACCATGCGATGAAGTGTTTGGACAAATATTAAAAGAAGATCGTAAAGAAGCGTTAGTTGTATTACGATACAAAGACTTGTTAAACATCTTTAAGATGTTAGCAGGATAATCAATAACAATAACAGAAAGTGATGTTAAGTCATCGTTAAATATTATTGAAATTGGTTGATAAGTGATGTAGTGGTCTGGTTGGCGTTAGACCACTACAAAAATTAAAAAGGGTATATAGTAGGAAATGTAATGAGTGCTAATAAAATAGATAAGATATTAGATGATTTAACTAAAAGGATTACTATTATGAAAGACATGATAAGTAATGCTGACAGTATTGTTGCATTTCATAGTTACGAGGACATTAAGAAAATAAAACAGTTAGTTGATAAAATGGACAAGGAACTACAACATGCTAGAAGACTGGGTGTTTGGGGAACCGACTACTAAAGGATATGACGGTGCTGTTGCTGAAGGCAAACGTACTGATGAAACTATAAAATACTGCAAACTCTGTGATAGTTGTTGGGAAAAAGATAAATATCTAAGCAAACAAGGTAATAACCAAAAAGCTAAAAGAGGTATATATCATCACTACAAAGATTTCCCAAAGTATGGTAAAAAAAAAGAAATATGCCCAAGATGTAAATAACTTAAGTAAACCGATGCAGGGAACAGTAGAGTGTAGAGGGCTAGTGCACAAGCATACCGCCTCGACCTTCCCTGCTGACGTCTAAGGAGAAATAATGCAATACACAAAACCTGATGGATCTAAAACAAATGATATAACAAAAATAAGGGTACATTCAGATGAGTACTTAAACTCATTTAATAATTTGTTAGATCAAATTGTTGTAGATATTATAGAAAACGACAATGGATTTGATGAACTAAAGTTTTATATGCAGAAGTATTATTATGCACATGAAAACTTAGAATCAGATAACTTACCTCTTGATCACTTATATTACGATTATGCAGGATGGGATCATACAGATAGTTATTATAAAATTGGAAAAAAGCAAACATGAAGTTATTAGAACACGAAAAAAATATGGAACACCCAATGTATCGAAAAGGATTTCAATACGTATTTGATCATTATGGTGTTCCTAGATTGCCTTCAGAAGAATTAATTGATCTAAGAGAAACACATAGCAATCTAATAAAGGACTTTAACAAACTAAAACAAAAGTCTTTAAAACAAGATAAAGAACTTCAAAAACGTATTGATGATTTAGAACATAAATTAAAATTAAGTGAAAATACTAAAAAGTCATTACGTAGAGAAAACACTATTAAAAAGAAACAGATTGTTTTATTAGAGTCTACTTTAGAGTATTTGCAATCAAAATGGTACTTAAAACCATTTATTAATATAATGTAGGAGTTATTATGATAGAATACTATTGGGAAACAATCGTGCAGCATAGACACGATATAATGATACCTGTTCTAATTATCTACTTAATCGTAGATAAGTTTATTGATAGGTGGTTCTGGATAAACTGGTTTCGTAAAGAGTTTAAACAATGATTATCATAGATTTAGCAGAAACAGCTATTAACTTTATATTATATGGTATTGGTTTATTTATGTTTGTAATGACAGCTATAATTATAATAGGTGCTTATTACATATCAAAAGATAAGCCATCTTAGAAATGGCTCAATACTTGTTTGGATTGATGTTTCAAAATATTGACGTGAAATTAAAAACAACAAATCATTGAGCCAGAATATTAAACCTGCGTAGGTCTATCCTACGTGGGTTTTTTTTAGGATTCTTCTAGTAGCTCATCTATAAAAGATAATCGTTCTCTTTTTGTTTTTGCTCTTTCAAGTCTATTTAAAAACTTATTGTAGGGTATCCTAAACAGTATTTCTGGAGCACGTTCAAGACCTCTGCCTACTCTGTCATCGGATAATTGCACAGCTTGTCGTATACCTCTACCAAATGGCAACAATGTATACATAGTGTATCCAGTAAAATCATCAAAGTTACCAGTAATTAGTTCACCAAATGCTTCAGGAACTCTAGCAATGGGTGGTTTTAAAACATTTAATGGGCCTAAAGGATCTCCAAAGTATGCTAATTCTTTTTGCTGCTTTGTTCCAAATGTATAATCAGCTAACGCCTGCACCCAATCATATGGTGGTGGTAACGTAGTATCAAATAAACTAAACATAAATGCTGCACCTAATCCATACATCATTATATCAATAAGAAATGTATCTTGAAATCTTTTATACTCTTCTGTATTAGGTCTTAAGCCTTGCATTTTAGCTTGCCTAAAAAACTCTTTACGTATTCGTACACTGTTAAAAGCAAATAACTTAAACCTGTTTAAAACCTTACCAGTTGTTGTAGCCATAAATGGTGGTCTAAAAGCATTTTGATATAAAAACTGTGTCATTTCTATACCTTTCATAGCTTGTTGAAATACATAAGGGTCATTTAGTGTCATTTCCCTACCTTGTTTTCCAAAACCTCTAACAGCTTGTAGTGCATGAGCAATAAATGCATTTTTTCTGTTAATACGTTCAGATGATTTCATAAAAAAACCACCTGCTTCTAGCATTATATCATTTATACCATATCTTTTAAATACATCATTAACACTTTCTTGCTTATCAGTTCTTTTAGATTTTAATGCTACGACTAAATCTCTAGATAAGTTCTTTATATTTACCCCAGCATTCTTTAATCTTGCTGTTACTTCAGGTCTATATTCAAATTCATTTTGTATGTAATTGTCAAAGAATCCGTTTTCTTCAAGCCATTTATCTATGCCTTTTCTATTTTTTACAGGTTTACCATTATTTAAAAATGTAGTGTATTCACCTTTACTATTTTTTAATAGAACAGCTTCAAGTGTTTTATTGTTAAATGAATCAACAAAATTACGTACACCTGCACTTCCTATTGCTAGTGTACCACCTCCAAATATATTAGTAGTAAATGACCCTGTATTAGCAAGTAATGACAATAGCTGATACTTAGCCTCAGATGCTCCTAAATTCCTAATTAAATTATATAAATAAGGCTGCCTAGCAGCAGGATCTTTAGGCAGGTTGTTTACAAATGGTAAACTATCTCTACCGCCAAGTTTACTACGATATAGTTTTTCTAATTGATTGGCAATAACTTGATCAGATGTTGTATAAAATAAGTTCTTTTTATTCAAAGCCAACAAGTCTCTGCCTTGTTCTGTCATCATCTTATCACTAAACTTTGTTTGATAACCCATGCTATACTCTGCATAGTTTCTTACAAAGTCTGCCCATACATCTAAATAATTTTTGTATCTTAATTTATCTGGTATACTTTGACCTTTATACATTTTATTAAAACGAGCAGTTTCATTTTTTGAAGGTTTATAATTTTTCATATTAGACATCAAAGCATCTATATCACTTTGTGCTTTTACCTTCATAAGATTTCTAAAATAACCTTTTATCAATGAGTTTTGATAATCGTCAAATAAATCTCTACCTCGTTTAAATGGAATAGGATCATTTCCACGTTTTTTTAATGAACCCGGTATTGATGTTGAAGAATTTTCAAAAGCAGTTTTATAATCTGCATCAATAGTTATTCTATCGTTCATTTCAAAAAACTCATTATCCATAGTTAGTTCTCTTAGAACTCTATTAGGTATTTTACCTGCATTTCTATTAATCCATTCTACTTGTTCTATTCTTATATTTTTTGGAACATTACGTATGCTATGATGAATATACGTATTATAATCACGTTTACGTCTAGGATAGAATGGACTTTCCTTTCTAGCTAATTCTCTAGCTTCTTTTTTGTTTTTGCTTCCAGCAATAGACTTTTCTAATAGATATTCATACCTATATCGCATAATACCATCAATACCTATTTGTCTTATAATATTGTCACTTTGGTTTTTAGCCATAATGACTTCTTGTTCAAATTTTTCTAGATTAAATCTGCCATTTTTATCATACCTGATATATTTATTAACCACACCATAATTATTATTTACATCTATAGTGTTCCAATTATATTCTTTTCCTGCAGCATTTTTTGTAGGAACCCAAAATTCCCACATGTTTTTATTAAACTCAGTTACAGCTTCATTAAGCTTAATAAACTTTTCTTTATTAATAGATTTATCTAATTGATCTAACGTTTTTCTGCCTTCTCTAAACTCTATAATATTGTCCATATAGATTTTTTCTTTCTTGGTATCTAATTCATTTAACTCTTTCTCAAGATTAAAACGCATGTCTTTTCTACGACCTTCGTATTTATTAATACCAGCTTCAGACATTCTTATATAGTTTGCTATAGACAGTATAGGACTAAGTACATACTGTACATTTTTTTCTTTTAATCCATCTTTTGTTAACACCTTTTGCTTAATGTTAAAGGCTTTAGTTTGAAAATTCATAGCTTCTAGTTTTCTACTAGTAGTAATCGGAGAACTGTAATAATCAATAAGACCTACACCCAAACCCTTCTTAGTCTGTAACTCCCTAAAATAATTGTTTAATGCTTTAACATCTTTCAATGTAATAGTTGTAGCATCTCTAGTAGGCCCTTCTAAGATTCTACTTTCTAAAATAGGACTCGTCATTTGCGTAAACCAATCATTAAAGTTTTCTTTAGATATTGGATGATCTTTTATATACTTACTAAACTCATTTACTTCTGCTAAATCTTTTTTAGTAAGTGCTAATCCTTTTAATACACCTGTATTTACTGAAGTATCTAATACTTCATTTATTTCTACATTATTTGACAGCTCACTGTCTTTAAACTTCTTAGACTTTATTGTTATCGGTGGTTTATCACCTAATACATCAAAGTATATCTCATCTAATTTTTTATAAAAGTTTCTCTTTACCTGTATAGGTATTGCTCTAGAAGCATGTATATCTTTACTATAACCAGTTCTAGCAACTTTAGTTGGAGAAGGATTTCTTTGTATAGGACTTAACAACCAATAAGAAAAATAATCCTGAAGTAACCCTTCTTGTAATCCATTAGACTTTTCTATATTAGATAACTTTGTTCTTGTATTCATTATACGACCATCTAAATCATTACTTACTTTATTGTCTCTTACTTTTAATGTATCCTTTATAGCAAATGCTTCTTCTTTTAACTTAGGATAAACATCATCTACTAAGTTTACTTTCTTACCTTTATTTAAAAATGCCTTTTGTATATCACCAAACTGTTTTGTTAATAGCTCAATAGTTGCATACTGTCCTATGTCTTTACCAAAAATATCCAATGCTTTATTAGGATCAGTAGCCATATTCTTTTGATGGTTACTAGTTGTTTCAAACGACAACTCTTTAGCCAGTATATCAAAGTGTTTTTCTAAATACTTAGATGTATTACTTTTTACCAAAAACTGTTTAGGAAACTCTTCATATTGTTGTCTAAGATTATTTATATAGTTGTCTCTAGACTTTCTGTATAATGCTTGTTGAACTTTATTAATACCACCAAACTCTATTGAGTCACCAAATGACTCTTGCAGTTTTCTATATATATCTAAATTAACCTGACCCTTTTTAATAGAATCCATTTGCTGCTTAACTTCATTTAGATTTCTTTTGTACTGAAATATATCTATCGCAGCAGGTTCGCCAGTTTCATATGTTGTAATATTAGGCTTAGTTAGTCTTATAGACTTTTTTATTGCATCTAAATTGCTACCACTAATAAGCATATTAAATTTTGTATATGGATTTTGATTAGGGTTTTGACCTTTTAGTTTTACACTATTTAATGGTTTACCTTTATAAGACACTTCAAACAAAGCATCAAATAATAAATCAGGATCTTTAGTATAATCAGATTTAGTAGGATCTTTACTAGCATCTGCTGACTTGTTAACAATCATAGTTTTTAAATCTAAAGCAAATCTATGAGAAAATTTATCTTTAGTCTTAACAACTAATCCCTGATATTTATATGTACCACCAATAGAATTAATGTAATCATAGTAGTTTAACATATAATTAGCGTTAGCTAATCCCAGTCCTAAACCATCTTTACCAGTGCTTGAATATCTCCCTGCATGTACTCTATGTGCACTAGACATTAAATAAAAAGGATCTAATAGTTCTTCTCCTAGTTCTTTGGATATATTTTTATTACGTACTAATTCATTTAATCTATCTACATAAGGTTTGTCTGTACTCCATCTAGCACGTTCATCTTTGTTCTTTTTATAGTATTCTAATAGATCAGGTTTAAATCCTTGAAATATCTTCATACTATCTGAATCATTATCTCCTCCTCCAAGCATTTCTTTGTCTTTGGGATGTATAAGTGATCCAGCTCCTTTTTGTCCTGTCCATCCACGAAAACGTAATGCACGCACACCACTAACTGAATCAGCAGGTGTACGTATAACAAGGAAAGTAAATGCATCATCATACTGCTTAAGAACTTCTTTGGAAAGTCCATCGGAGTATTCCCTAGTATATTTGTTCCAAAGTTCGCCAAGACTGTATTTCTTGTTCCCAAATACCACAGGCATTTGTTTAACAGTTGTGTCAAGATATACTTCTCCTTCTTCTATGGTTCTATTACCTCTTTTAAACGGATCAAACTCTATATATTGTGTAGCTTCTGGTTCAATAAATCCTTTAAACCAGCTTTTCATTCCTGTTTCTATAAATGGATTAGTAATTCTTCTAGTAAAATACTTACGTAATGTATTATGATAGTTTGTGTTAGCAAATGACAATGTATTTCTAGCTATATATGTATTAGCTACAGCTTTTGCTATTTCATTATTTTGTATATGTAAATCTTTAAAATTACTATCGTTATCGTATTCAATACGTTCAGACATTGGATCATTAAGCTGTCCTTCACGTTCAGCCTTCATTATTCTATCTGCTAAAAATATGGATATATCATCTGGTCTTTGTTTTAATAGCTTTTGCTTCATGAACTCATATGGCATATGTTCTATGTTCATATTTAGTTCATCATACTTTTTTATAAACTCTTTAGAATCTTTAATAGATGTTAATTCATTAGCACCTGTAGTTCCTTTTAATGAAGGTTCAATAACCTGTTCAAACCATAGCTTTGAAAACGTTCTATCTCCTTGTACAAGATTCATATTATTATATGCTTGTAACGCTATAGTTGTACCATTTACATCTTTAGGTAAGTTTTCATAGGTGCTTCTACTTATTTGTACAGCCTCTGTAGGAACCTCAATAGTTCTTATATTATCTGCTGAATAACTTCCTTTTTTAGGATCGTATTTTAAATCAGTAATAAACTGACGATTGTTGTCCATAAGTTTCACAGAAGACTCAAAAAAGATTCTATGTATATTATTATCTCTAGCAAACTTTTCCATAGCAGGTAACATTTCTTGACCATTGGATTTAGTTGCCAGTAAACCATTTTCTGTTCTAAATACAATAACAGGCTTATTAGAACCTGTTACTTTAGGATCTAATCCTATAAATTCTGCTTCTGCTTTTAAAACTTCTGGCAACACCATTTGAGATCCGTCAGTTTTATTTATAGTAGAACCACCTTCAAAAGGTACTTCTGGATCTTTTACAATTAATATTCTTTGAACCTTACCTTCATTACTAAAAGGTACATCTTTAAAACTAGATATATGCATTGGTTCCATTCTGGACAATAATAATTGTATACGTTTATTAAAGTTTACAGGATCAATAGCATAAGGACTATCTTTCTCAATTAACCTATATGCTTGTTCAAATGGTAAATTAGACTGTTCTAATCTATATATTATATTAGATATAAACTTTCTTGGAGCTAACTCTACTGTAGCAGGTGTGTCACCAAATATTTCTTTTTCTCTTGCAACATAGTTATCATACTTATTTTGAAGTTCTGATCTACTTACGTTACCTCTACTTAATACATCCAATACTTCATTTATAGTGTAATTACCATCTCTAAAATTTGCTTTTACTGCAGTTAACTTATCTTTATTTCCACTAAATATATACGAGTCTAATTCACCTAGTTTAGAATTAATTAATCCTAAATCTTTTTTATTCAATGCATACTCTATTTGCTCAACAGGATTTTTAGACTGTTTAAATATTTTAACAGGTATGTTATCCTTGATAACATGAGTTATCATTTGAATATTACCTTTAGGATGTATTATTTGTATTGGCAAAAGTTCAGGAGTTTTTTCACCTATACTTACATTATTAATTCTTTCTTTAGTTATTTCTTTTACAGATATATTATTACCATCAATAGTCATTAAAGGCATTGGTTGAAATACTTTACTAGACTCATGATACCAATTCTTTAGTTTCTTTTCGATATTTTTATTTATAGTAAAGTTTTGCTTTATTTGACTAATAAATTGATTAACGTCTTTATTTATAGACTGACCAGTCTTTACAATTATATCGCCAACTTCTAAGTTTGTTTTGTAGTCTTTGTTAGCCTTTAAAATGTTTCTAGAAATGTTGTTTAAATCTACAATAGGCTTGATAGCAGGATCCATCATGTCTACCATTTCTTGATTGGGTATGCTTTTAGAAAGCACTATAGAATCTTGTACTCGTTCTACATTAGCTTGATATACTTCAGTTGCTTTGTTTCTGTAAAAGTCATTAATGTCTTTTTCAGTATAATTTATATTATTCCTTTTAAAATGAGTTTCAGCATCTTGTCTATAATTACGATTAGGATTCTGATTTTTTAAATAACCAAGAGCTATTCCAGAGCTACCACCTGTTTCATTATTAGATCTTTGGAATCCCATAGGGTGCTCATAGGTAATATAGTCTCTAGCTTCTTTATTAATAGTATTCCAATCACTTGATCTTTCTGGAGTAAAACTTTCTGATGGGTCTCTATTCTTAGATAACCACTTTGATGCTTCTATATCTTTTGCTGGTCTAGCATTGTAACCAAAAAATCCACCTAACAAATAATTATATATCTGCATTTCTGTAGGTTCATTTCTTAATGTAGAAGGTAGTCCTTGAAAGGCACTACCCAATAATCCACGTAATGCTTGATTAGCACTTTCTATTTGTTGGGGTGTTCTACCAGCACTTAACCGATTACCTATAGATGCAAAATTACCTATAGTGCCAAACGCTCCACCTGCTATTGCTCCACCAATAAACCCATCTATAATAGCATCTTCACCTTTCCAAATGTTGCTTAAGGCACTTGCAGTACCTAAACCAATAGCTTCTTCTGCAATAGCTCTACCAGAAGAACCTCTTTTCATAAACTCTAACGTTCTTCCACCCACCTTATCTATTGTAGCATTAAATGCAGTCTTAGCTCCTCTACTAGCTATCATAGGTGCAGCATATCTATCTAAAACACCAATACCTTCTAAGACAGATTCAGTAAACTGGTTACGTGTTTTCTTTCCAGTTACTCTTTGTGCTATTTTAGATAGACCCATTACAGGAGCTTTTAATATACCCGGTGCAAATCCTGCAAGGTGTCCTAACTGTCTAAAGATAGCTTCTCCTGTGTTTCTAGGAGATTCAGGTATTAAATCAAAGGTACTAAACCCTTCTATAAAACCTGCTTGTGCCTGTCTTACAGCTCTATTTAGATTAAACTCACTATTAATACGTTTAAAGTTTATTCCATTATCGTAAGCTAATGCTTCCAGTTGATCTAATTGATCATCTGTAAACATAGTAGGATCTGATCGGTACGCTGTTACTAACTCACGTACTTTATAAGATTCATAAGGAGATGCCATTATCCTATAATAGTACCTACATTACCTATGCCTAAAAATGGATTCATTCTACCCATAGTATTTCTTCCATAATTGATGATACCTCTACCTGCACGTTGTGGTACACCAGAACCTATAATTCCTCTTGCTGCACCATATCCACCTATTAAGCCACCTGCTAACCCAAGTAAAGAACCTGCACCACTAGTAAACTTTTCCATACCTGTTTCACCATAAACAGATTCACCCCTAGAACGTGGTCTTAAAGTATTAGGTATAGCACCTAATACAGCAGTATCAACAAGATCAAACAAACCTTTGCGAATAGATTTATCTTCTCTTTTAAAACTTGCACCCATTTGTTTAGATAGCATAGCTATAAACTCTGCTTCTTCATCTGTGTATCTTTGAGGGTTTCTATTATAATTATCTATTAATTGTAGTACTAACATTGGATCCATTTTATTGTCCTTTTTGTATTAAGTTTTGCATCTGAGCATTAAAAAGTATTTGCTCAGGATTAGTTTCACTGCGTAATAAATAGTCTAAGCCAAAGCTAGGTAAACCACTATAAAAAGAAGGAAGTTTATTTGCTCTATAAACAGGAAACTCAGGAGTTATTTCCCTAAATTCTTCCATATAATCTTCTTCATTTTTAAAAGGATTAAAATCTCCTTCTTCTCTAATATTTGCATATTCTTTCATTTTTCTTTGATAATCAGCAAACTCTTCTTTACTTTGTTTTTCTCTTAATAAACTAGATGCAAAAGCCTTATCAGCTTTACGAGCATTTAAAGCATCTTGTTCTGCTCTAGTTCTAAAAGCAGTAGTAATATCAAATCTTTCTCTACTATCTTTTAATTGATCTCGTTGAAAATCCATTTGAGTTCTGAACTGTCTGTCTTGTTGTTGCATTCTTCTATTAGCCATTACATAATTAAGTAATGTATCTTGTAATGTATTTACTACATCAAAGCCTACTAATGCTGGATCTACTGCCATAATTAACTCCTATTTAATTTTATTGTTTAACCACCAGTACCCGAATAAATCGGTCTATTTACGTTTGGCATATTAGCAAGAGCATACCCTGATCCTGTCCAAAGTAATCTAGTTCCATTTACAAGAATTGAATCTCCTTGATAATCTGTAGGAACTGTAGTAAAGGAAGGAAGAGGTGGCCCAGAAGGTGTAACGGTTAAATCATCATTTTCACCGCTTTGTATTAAGTTGCCTAAAGCTGTAGTTAATGCATCTTGAGTACGAAATTGTTCACCTAAAACATCTGATCTAAAACTTGCTATATTTTGTTGAAGCTGTGCTTGTTGTTGTTGATTAAAGTCTCTAAACCCCTGTGTTAAAGCTGACTGTCTTCTACCAAAACCTTCCCCCATACTATTAACACCAATTCCAGCAGTCATATTTATAAGGTTATTTGTGCCAGCTAATTTTTGTGCAGCCATAGCATTTCCTAATCCAAATCTAGACATAGCTATGTTTTGTTTCATCTGACCCATATTTGGTAAAAATATTCGATCTTCGTCTCTTAATCCATCTACAGTAATATTAGAAAACTCTTCTAAAAATTGTTCAGGTGATTCTGTGCTAGCAGGTGGTTCTAAACCTGACGGTGTAACGTTCCAGTCAAAATGATATGGTGAATGTGCCATTAGGGTCTCCCTCTAAAATCTGTTATATAATTAAAAAGTTGATTGTTTTGATTAGGTAGAATGTTATTAGCTAAAGGCCCAGTAAATGAATTAGGAAACTGAGCTAATTCTGCTTGTCTAGAAAAGTTATCAAAAACTTGACCTACAGTAGGATTAGACATTGCAGGTAAATCAGGTTGAGATATCATAGCCTGATCAAATAAATTAGTTGGTTGTGGTTTTGCTGTAGTTATTGCAGGAGCAGTGGTAGTAGTAAGTGAAGGATTAACTCTAGGAGCTACACTAGGTGCAGGCAATTGACTAGCATTAATCCTTGCTGAACCACCCATACTTGCAGGTTGATATGCTTGTGCACCAGCTATATTAGCTTTAGGAATATCCACTACATTACCTGATGCATCTACAACAGTGCCTTCTGCCATTGTAGGTTTATTTAACGCTCCACCACCATAAGCAAATGCTGCTGCTTTAATACCTGTTTGTAAAGCACTTGATAGTATTCTATTATTTAGAGAGTCTTGAAAATCATTTATTCCTCTTCTGTATCTATCTTTTATGTCTTGACCAAATTCTCTTTCTTCACCTGTTACAGCACTTCTATTCATTCCTAAATCAACAGCATCAGATCGCTTGCCATCTCCTAATTCTAATCCTACTCTAGAACCTGCAAGTGACCCTGCTGTAGCACCTAGCCCTGTTAAACCAGCAGTAGCAGCTAAGCTTAAACCACCAGTTATAGGAGCTAGTGCTGCACCTAACATTGTTCCACCAATGCCTCCTAAAAATCCGCCTAAACCACTTCCAACAGAACTGAAAAGACCACCTTTTCTTTGTCTAGCTTCTTCTTCTTCTAAACGATTCTCAAGATTTCTTTGAGTTTCTCTCATTTGTTGTGTTAAAAATAAATTTTCTATTGACATAACTACCTCTTATCCTGCTTTAACCATATCTGATCGCCATAGCTGACCACGTTCTTTTCTATACCTAGAAAGCTTTCCATCTTTAGTAAAGAACAATACTTCTTCACCTTCTCTCATAGACTGTATAGATGGTTGTGAGTTTACTACACGTATCTTATCTTGTTTTTTATTGTTAATAAATCTTGATACTCTATCCATTATGAACCTTTCTTATGAATGATTCTGTACTCTATTCCAATATCATTAATATACACTTTAGCACTTGTTGATGTACTATCTAATTTTACTGATAGTTTATTACATACAACTGGTGCTGACGGAGTAAGTTTTACTTTTGCCCAATTGCTTGTAGCAGATGCAACTGTACCACTTAAAGGTGTACTAGTACCATCTTCTTCTAATAGAGAAAACTTACCTGTTAATACCTGATCTGATTTGTAAGTAACATGTATTGCATATACTTTTTTAACTTGATGCACACTACCAAAATCAAATGCCTTTGTTGTTAGTTTGCTAACTGCTGCAACTACCTGTCTATTAAACTGATAAACATCTACATTGTTTCCAGTATCTGCAGCAAGAAGTGTGTTATTACTATCTGTATCTACAGAGTTTGTTACTCCATCATTAGCAACATTTACAAAGTTTTTAATTAAAGTAAAGTTGCCTTTACGTAAATCAACCATATAAGCATCGCCATTATTGCTCATGTTCTTTATAACAAATGCCATAGACTCTTGTTCATCATATATAATACTAGAAAGGTTTGTTACATGAGCTTCCCATACAGTGTCACTTATTTTGTTATCTTTTAGATTAACTATTGTTTGACCATTGTACATATGAAGTCCTTGCTTGTTTACCCATATAACTCCATATTGTGTTTTCTTTACAGCTTCTGGATGTAATACACCTTGATACTGTTTACTGTCTTCTAGAAACCAATTACGATCATCTCCTGATATATTAATTATATCTAAACTTTTATTTTTATATGCTAACAACCTATCTGCATATGCTTCTAACGCTACGTACACATCTGCATCTGCTTTAGCAGCTTCTATAAAATTATGATACGGAAACGTATCAAAACGATTAGGCATCGAATACATAATCCTATCAGGAAAAGACTTTAATATTGAATTATCAAAAGAGTTTGCTTTGTCTATACCTGTATCTTCATCTGCCATAGTTACATTGCATACAAAAACTCTGTTGTTTGCAACAACTGCATCTTTAAAATGTTCACCTGCTTCGCCTATATAATTACTATATATACTTGATGAAAAACCATTTAACACTTCATACGTAAGTAAACCAAACTCAGATATTATAAAGTCACCTGACCCTGTAGCAGTAGGACAATTGTATTGATTGCTTCCTGCATCATGCCATTTAGTATAATCATCAGATAATTTTGTTCTACACCCTTTAGTTAAATGTATGTCTAATACCATAATAAATTCATCATCACTATCTACAGGTCTTGCATATATCCTACCACCTGTTACTCTTCTTCCTTCAGTAAAAGGTGCTTTAACAGTAATGTTTATTGCTAATTGTTTTAAATCATTATCTCCTGTATTATGTGTAGTAGAATATTTTGTTAGTAATGATTCTTGATTACCATCATATATAAATGATGATGCAAATTCATACTCATATGTATCACTACTTCCATCTGGGTCTACTTTAGTTCCTTTAGGTATAGCTCCATCTTGTTGTACAGTAGTTACCTTTAGTCTAAAACCTGCATCTGCTGATGGATAACTAGTGTTATTACCTATAGCATTAGTATTAGCAGCTATAGCAGAACTAAGAGTAGTTTCTGTTGGTCTACTTAATTTATTATTTCTTGCAAAATACCCTGTAATTGATTGAGTATCAGATGTTTTTGTATTAGATAAATCTCTAAAATGTTCTTTTTGTATAAAACCATACCATTGAATAGTGCTGTCATTTTTATCTGCAGTGTCTATAGAACGTATATTGTCTCCACCTTTTATAAATAACATTTTAGAATTAGTACCACTAGCACTATTTCTTAATGTTATCGCATTAGTTTGCCAAGCACTAGCATCTGTAGAAAACACATCTACTTTATGTACAGAAGGATGTGCTAAGAATATTAAGTTGTCACCCATTTTGTGACCTGTAATAGTAGCTCCCCAAAATGTTTGGTTATTATTATTAGGAGGTTCTCCGGGGGTTATTCTTATTTTTCTATTTAATATTAAATTATTACCATTGTGTTCTACAACAGTATACAAACCTTGTCCTTGTTGTGTCATAACAGCACCAGTAAAACTAACACCTACTATTTTTATAATAGTTCCTATTGAAAAACTGGTTGTTAGATTTACTTGTGAACCACTAGCATAATGCATTAACTCTTTATACTCTCCACCTGTATTATGCTTTAATCCAACAAAACCATTAGGAGTTCCAGTTACAGAACCATCTGTAATGTTTACTACACCTTGTATGTTAGTTGTTACTGCAATAGTTTGAGCATCTCTAACTCTATCTGTTTCAAAGTAACCAAGACCATATCCGGGTTCTACTGTTTGTATATTTGAGCTTTGATATGCAGTAACCTTATTAGCAGTTTGATTCATACTGTAAGATGGTTGCACACCTCCATAGATATTGAACATAACATTTTCAGCTACACCTACTTCATTGTTTGCAATATCAGCTATATCTCTTTCCACATTAAGACCGCCACTAAAATCATTTAATTGTAAAATTCGTTTAGGCATTAAACTGTTCTCCCCATAGCGTACATTGACCTTTTACAATTTCTATCTGTTCTATCTGAAAGTTACCTTTTGGTCTATCAAAGAATGTTACAATACCAAAACAATGATTCCAGTTATGCAATCTACCTTTTAACCATTTGTTTTTACCCGGTGACATATCTTTTAAACAACCCATAGACCATGCTGCAATTGTACCAGAATCTAATTTAGTCAAACTATGTCTCTGAATATCGTGAGTGTGTCCATAGACTATGTTTGATCCATAAGCTTCTAGATGTTTTTTAGCATGGTATGTTGTAGCGTAAGCTCCATGTATAAAGTTTACTTTACCCAACTTTAAAGGTTTATTATATGCATAATATTTATAACCACGTTCTTTCCATTTACATGCATCTCTAAATCTGTAACCTTTTAAGTATGGATGTTTATCAACAAAATGATCTAGCCATTCATCATGGTTTCCTGCAAGAATGTATCGCTCCTCACACTTTATTTTATCTAAGGATTTGTCAAACATATCTATACCAGCATTAACAGCTTCAATTTCTTTATCTACATCTATAAGCTGATGTTCAAGATTAGGTAACCGCTTACCTTTAAATCTCCATGCAGATACACTATTCCATTCTCCTACGTCACCAAGATTAATAAATATTTCTGGTTTTATGTATTCTATAGCTTGAAGAGTTACATTGACTGCATCTTCGTCATGTATAGGAAAATGTTGATCTGGTATAACTATTGCTCTTTTCATTTAATCCAACAATTCAAAATGTACAAGATCGTCAAACTTATTATCTTTTGTTGTACGTTTACCTTTATACAAAGAACTAGCGTTCCAATCTCCACCCCAACGTATCTTAATGCCCATAGAAGCTGCTGTAGCAAGCACAAAACCACCAAGGTAATGGAAGTCATCCCTAGCATCCCAATCTATCGGATATGGCGAAATATCAACTGCTTTGCCTTGTACATGCTTACCATACTTTGTTTTACTTAGACCTTTAGCAACCAGTTCATTTTGTCTTTCCTGACTCCTAAGACCTTCTATTACAGTAATGTCAAAGTATTTAACAACTTCATTAAGAACATTAACAAGTCTAGCATCAACACCTTGCAATCTTTGTTTACTTCTTCTTCCAAACCTAGGCATTATTATTTCTTCTTCTTTTTTGATTTAACAATCATACGTTGAAGTTTTTTAGGCAATGTCTTTTGCTTTTTAGTAAGCATTGACTTACCTTTCTTTTTAGCCGGTTTCTTTTTCTTTGGTGGTCTACCTTTTTTAGAACCATATGTTCCTTTTCCGTAAGGCATAATTATCTCCTTTTCCTTGGCTTTCTTTTCTTAGCTGTTTTAGCAGCTCGTTTAAAATTTGCTGCAGTTGGTGCACCCTTAGATCCGGGTTTTCTCATTTTTTCACCACTACCAGCTTTGATTCGTTTACGTTTTGCATGTATGTTTGCATACAAGCCTTTCTTTTTCTTTTTTCTTGGCATAGTATTCCTACTTTTTTTTCTTTTTATGTCTATTTGCAAATGCTCTTGCTGCAGCAACAGAACTAAATCCCCACTTTTTTAAAGCTAATGCTTTTCTTGTAGGTCTACCCTTTGAGTCTTTCATAGGGCCTTTCATTCCTGCAAACCTTGCAGCAAAACTTACTCTTCTTGGACTAGTGCCTTTGCTAAGAGGTGGTTTTAAATTACTACCTTGCCTCTTAGCAGATGCTCTACCTTTAGCATTTAATCCACCTTTAGGATTCTTACCTGCTTTTCTTTGCCATGCAGGAGTCTTATAAGACCTTTTAGTAGATTTTCTTTTGGCAGGCATTAGACACCAATCTTTTTTAGAAGAACACCTTTAATTACTTTCCAAAGTGCTTCTAATATTTTTTGTTCTGTTTTTTCTGATATGATGGGTATATCTACTGCTTTATTTATTTCAGCAATAACCTCTGCACCATTTTCATCTGACAACAGATCATCTGCTATTAACTTTGCTAACATTACACTATCCTCATTATTACGTTTACGATTATTGGTATACTAACTACAGCTACTGCACCAACTGTTTGTAACTTGGCTATAGAAGTTTCGTGGTTAGCTACCTTTCCATTTAACTTTTCTAAATGCTTTTCAATTCTATGTAAAGTATTAAATATGGTTCGTTGCCTTTCGTTAAACTTTACCATCATTGCCAATATATCTTTATCGTGTGCCATTAATGTTTTCCATTTATTCTACTAAGTGAGCCTTCTATTCTAGACACTTGATTATCTAAATCATTTATTTCTTTAGTAAGTCCGTCAAACTTCCTATCGAGTTTGTCGTCAGACTGGTTCCATCTTGCAATTAATTTAATAACCATACCTTCCATATTTTCAAGAGTTTCAGATTGACCTTTGTTTTCTACTTTAAGATTTTCTAAAGCTTCTTGTTGAGCTTCAGACTTTTTACTTAAAGACATAACTAAATAAACGAACATAACGCCTACTACGCCTATCATTCCTGCTTCACCATATACTGCCATAAAATCCATAATTATTTCCGTTTCTTTTTACCCCAACTAAAAGGGTTAAGATTCAATTCCTTTTCATAGAATGAAAGCTTACTTTCCAATTCGGCCCGTTTTCGTTCTTCTTCGATGCTGTGTTTATCAAGTAAACTCCTAATCGTGCTATCAGCTTCCACCAGTTTATTTTCCAATGTCTTAATCCTACCTTCAATCTGTAAATAACCATATACCAAAGCTGCAACCAAAACGAGACCTTGGGCAAGCCATTTAAGATTAATAGAAACAATGGCATTATCATCAAGAATGGTAGTGCGATAGCTTCTGGCGGTATTTGGTTTTTCACTCATCTACTCTTTTTACTATTTCAAATTTTTGATGTAACCAACACCAATTAGATGATTCATATAAATTTCCATGATAATAATGAATTACTGAATCTTTATCCATTATTTCTATAAATACACTAGGATTACTTGTGTCGGCAGGGGTGAGTTCATACCCACCCACTGACCAACCACCACTACAACTAATGTTAGCTAGATTCAACAGCATCATCACTCTTGCCATTCTCTAACTCCGCTTCTAACTTTTTCATAAAATGTTCACGACCACCTTGCAATTGGTCAAGATTAAACTTGCTACTTGCAAGTTTTCTATCTAAATCCCATACATGGTTTACTAACATTACTTGAGGTTCCGTTAGGTCATCTACTTTGTATTCCACATCGTTAATGACAACTACCTGACTTTCTTTTTCTTTTTTATCTGGCATTATGTTATCCTTTTATTTAAGTGCTTTAATATCTGCTTTCAAGGCTTCCCAACCTTCTTTTTGTGCAGTTAATTCAGCAATCTGATTATCTATGTCAGCAACAGCATTATCACAAACACCTTCAGATACTACTTCTTTATAATCTTCAAGTGCTTTACCTGTTTCTGGGTCATAGCGTTTCTTACTTAATTGAATGAGCTCTCTAGATTCTTCAGCTTTCGCTTCACGAACTACAACGCCCTTTTCGTCTTTTACTTCTGATACTGCAGGAGAAACCACTTCTTTGGTTTTTCCAACAGACCACTTTTTGTCTTTCTTTTTTTGTGCATAACCTTTCATGGTTTTACTCCTATATTGTATTGTTATCCATTTCCCATACGCTAGTAATAAAAAAGTCAGTGCTTCCACCTATATCACTACCGAATTTGAGTTTTATTGAACCCATTTGCCCTTTTGTTAAATTAGGTGGGTTACTAAAATTTGCCTCTGTAAATATTTGATTTCTGCCACTACTAGCAGCGTTAACTGATTTACTAGCACTTGCCACTGTAGTGTTTGTAATGCTACCATCTGGTTTACTAATTAAAGTAGCAGTAAGAGTATGAGAGCCAAGGTTTGAAATAGTTTCAATTCTTACATATAATTTCACTAATGTCATATTCATTGGCACAACAAATGAGGTAGAACTAAAATCATTTCCTGTTGTTTCAGCACTACTATTCCAAGGTATAAAATGTCCTGATGTTCCCATGTCATCTGTAAAACTGTGAATAAATGTTGCATAGGTTGGTGCAAGAAGTACACCACTAGATATAATGCTACCCTGTACATCAAGTGCTTGTGTAGGATTGTCTTTACCAATACTAACATTACCACCATCTTTTACTATTTCCAGATTGTCTCCTACCCTAGTTAGCGTAGCCTCATTGCTTGTATCTGGGTCAATTAATCTAACAGTAGCGTGAGTAGTTGTACTTTCTATTGTAGTAAGCACATTATCAGAACTAGAAACATGAAGTGTTTTATCAGGCTGAGTTGTCCCTATACCAACATTCCCTCCACTTGCAACCATTAAATCATAACCACCACTTCTTGAAATCCATAGTGGGTCATTAGGTTGAGAACCTGCTATCCCTATACTAGCAGTAGAACTAGACCTTTGTATTAATAAGTGCTTTGAGTTTTTACTTGCTACTACATCATTAAGTCTAAGTGTAGAACCATTTTCTGTAGCAGGGCCAGTAATATCTAGTTTATATGAAGGACTTGTTGTACCAATACCGACCTTACCATCGCTAGTTACAAACATTCCAGTGCCTGTACCTGTATAAACTCCAAGAGAAAACTCACCTGCAGTTGTATTAGCAGTTGTATCTATTTGCAATCCATAAGCATTCGTAGCTCCTGTATTTTTAAACTTTGCTAACCAAGCACTGCTATATGCACCTTCTACATGTAGAAGGTGTGCAGGACTTGTTGTTCCAACTCCAATATTCCCGTCACCCCTAACTACCATTTTTGTTGAACCTGCTAACTGAAAGTTGATTAATGCATTTGAATTAGTCCAATCATTGTTTATATATAAATTTGTATTCCCTGCATTATCGTATTTTATTTCTGCATATTCGTTAGCATTTTGATTACTATCTGTTAATCTTATACCAGTTGAACCATGAAGATGAAATTGAGAATCAGGACTTTTTGTACCTATAGCAACATTTCCACCCATAAAATGACTGTCTCCATCTGCTCGTAATACAACCATATCACTTGTAGATGCACTGCCTAATTCAAAAACAGCATCATCGCCACTATCGGCTAAAATTCTAAAACCTTGACCGCCATCTGATTGCTGACCTAAAATCCAGTCTCCACCAGTTAAAGATGTCTTAATAGTCAACATATGACTTGAATCTGGTGCACCTGTTCCTATGCCAATGTTTCCAGCATTATTAATAACTAAAGGTGCAGTAGTGCCACTATCTACCTCACCGTTAGTAGTCAAGCTAGGCTCGGTACTTGCAGTACTAGATTTTAATATTGCGAAACTATGTGCTTTATAACCATTAGTTAATGCCCAACCTCTTGAACTGGCTGTAAAGTTAGTTGTAGGTGCATTAAATGTTAGCCAACCGTAATTACCGTACCTTTGACCATTTACAGATAAAACTCCGAAGCCACCAAGTTCTGTAGTTGTTTGTTGACCAACTGCATCCCTTCCTAAAAAAACACCATAAGTACCTATAGATGCCATAGCTACTTCTGATGCACCGCTATTAAATTCTATTCTACCACCTGCAGTGTTTTCTGTAATAGCATCCATAGTAATAGATGCAGTCAATCCAGAGTTTTGATAGAATCTCCAATAAGCAACATCAGGGTCTCCTTCTGCCCATCCAAACCTCATGTGGTCACCTGAGCTACCACTCATGTACATTACTGGACTTCCATTTGTCAATGACAAATTGTTTGTAAGGCTAACGTTACCAGAAGAATCAATTTTTAAAGCATCTATACCACTTTGACTACTAAGCCTTAATTGACCTCTATTGGATAATAAATGACCATCAGTTCCATCGTGAAGCATTTTAACATAATCAGCAGTATCTGAACTATGTTGAGCTTTTATAGTGCCTACAACGTGTAATTTTTCAGATGGATTAGTTGTTCCTATTCCTAACCCAATGTGTTTTTTAAATCGCATAACTTCACTAGTAGTTCCGTCTGCTTTTGTATAAAAAGACATAAAAGAACTAGTTGCACCAACAGAAGTATAATCTTCATCTTTGCCAACTCTAATAACTCCTGAATCAGCTTGACCAGACAAACCAAATAACATTTGTACTGCTTCGTTGGTACTGCTTGATGCTGCAGCTTGATTATTGGATATTGTCAATGCACCAGTAACACCATCAGTATTCTTATTTATTGCTACAGTACCATCAGCCTTAACTGACATAGAAGGCTCTTGACCATTTTCTATAATAAATTCAATAGGGCCTACACTTTCAGAACCATTACTATCAGATACTATTTGAAATGCATTTCCATCTGACTGCTTTAAAATAAGCATACCTCTAGCAAAATTAGTTGTATCTGTTTCGTAATCGTGACCCCATAGTTCTAGAAAAGTATCTTGGTCACTTGTATGTGGCATTAGTCTCATTGCCATAACTTGACCATCGCTCATAGGTCTTAAATGAGCATAGCTTTGTGCTTGACCAGTCTTGCCAAGTGTAAAACCTTTAGTACCACCAACAATTTTAAGTCTTGTTTTATTAGTATTACTGGCGTGTTTTACTTCTAATAATTCTGAAGGACTTGTAGTCCCTATGCCGACCTTACCATCACTGGTAATAATCATTTTTTCACTAAGAGTAGCTTCTGTTTCTAATCTACTTGCAAATACTATATTACCACCGACATAACTAGAAACACCTGAAACTTGACCATAAATACCAGCAATTGCGTAATCTGTATCTAAATTAGATGCAGATGTAAATGTTATTCCAAATTTATCGTTAAGACCATAATCTGATTGAACTCCTGTGTGTTTTGATATATTTAATCCCTTATTTGGATTTGTATTAGGAAACCCACTTGAGCCATCAAAATCTCCTCTAATCTGCAATTTTGTATCAGGAATATTTGTACCAATACCAACTTTACCGTTGTTCAAAATAGTCATTCTAGCACTATCAGCGGTAGTAAGTGTAATAGATGCATCAGTGGCTGTATTGCCACCTTGTAATTCTATTTTAGATTTAAAACCAGTAGACCCAGTTCCTGCTTGAAATGTTAAGTTTCCAACTCCTGCAGTGTTTTCTACATTAATTGTATATGGATAAGTAGCATTGTAATTAATAAAAGCATTTGAGCCTAAGTTATAACTGCCATCTACTTCTAATTTTTTTGAAGGACTTGTTGTACCTATACCAACTCGTTGGCTTGAGTCTATGGTGAGTGCAGAACCAGCATCATTAGTAACAAGGTGCATACTGTTATCATCATGATTATATCTTATGTGGCCTCTTGACTCGTCACCACCACTTGTGCCATCTGCAAAAAATATCCTACCATCACTGCTTGTGCCAGATACAATACTAATTCCAGTATCTCCTGAACTTGCTACAACTAAATTATCTGCCAATGAATGGTAATCAGAAGGACTTGACGTTCCAATACCAATGCGTTGACTGGAGTCTATGGTGAGTGCAGTTGTATTATCAGTTGATACTTGAAATGATGTTCCATTTGCTCCAATCATTACATGGTTATCATCACCAGTAGTGTTATCTCTAAAAGCAATTAATGCTTGATTATCTGAACTTTCAAACAAACCTACAATATTAACGCCAGAACCACTGTAGCTATGAAATATCTTTCTTGGATTATCTGTTCCGATGCCAACCGATGATGAAGAAGCATCTATTCTCATTACCTCTGTTTGAGTAGAGCCACCATCATTAACTTGGAATATTATATCTTGGTCAGAGGTATTATTTCTTATAAATAAATGTGAACCAGTATTAAATATTTGAGAACTGTCACTTGCTCCAAGCGATAATGCTTTGTCATCGCCTATATTTATATTTCCAGAAAAAGTAGCATTACGATTAATAGTAACTGCAGTTGGACTAAATACTGCTGTATTTGAACCTTGATAAATAATTAGGTTACCAGTACCGCCTTCATTTATATAACTATGTGTTCCAGTATGGTATATCTGTAAATCGTTTGATGCTCCAAACAAAGCTTTACCATTATCAGGAAAATTAGCGTGTTGAAAAAAAGTAACATCACCTGTTTGTCTTATAGTAAGTGCATCTCTTGTAGCACTACCACCAGAACCATTATTATATGGTACACCTATAGTTATTGTACCATCAAATGAATTGGTAGCATTCTCGGTTAGTTTAACATAGCCTACAGCATCAGGTGCACCAGAATGACCAAATCCAAGTTGCAGTCTTGCTTCATTAGCTACACTTGCATTGTGGGTAGAACTATTTATAATTAATCTTGATGTAGTTCCACCATCAACTATTTGGTCAGAAGTAAATGTATTAGTTACATCAGCTAACGCTACTTTTTTCCAACTAGGCATTATTTAGATTCCTTGGCTAACTCTTTATCAAAACAAGTTGTAATCTTTTCTAATAACTTTCCTACAAACATGGCATCCTTACCTCGTATTGTCATGGTTTCTAATGCTTGTTTAAGAATGCTTAAATCATCTATTGATAAATCAACTTTCAAGTTTAGACCTATGTAGTTCAGTTAGTTTTTTAAGAACATTGTACGCTATGTCTATATCAGCACCGTCAAAGGTTGACCTCATAATAAGCTTTAATAAAAAGTCTGTATCTTTAACAGTAAACGATTCTTTATTGTTTTTAACAGTTGTTATCTTTGACATTAATCAACTCTGATATATACAGAATCAGAATCTGTAGCAACGTGTATTGAACCTATTGGTCCTATATCGTCATTAGATGGTGCTGTATTTGTTGCATGATTTGTTGCTGAGGGAATATCTGCTACAAAATTAAATGCACTAGTAGAACTACCAGAACTAAACCTAAAGTATCCTGCAGACTCATCAAATCCTATACCTACATTGTGACCATTAGTTCCAACCAAACCTGCTGTATCTCCATCTGTTCCTCTTTCAACAATAAAACCACCATCTGCAGCAGTGTTACCACTTGCAACACCACTATTAACAGTCATTACAGAATCTTCTATTTTAATATTTTCTGTAGCTGTACTTATTGTAGTGCCAGTTACTGTTAAATCTCCAGAGACTGTTAAATTTTGTGCTTGAAAATCAAGACTTGAACCACCGCCACTTGCATGAGCACTAATAGCTGTTCTAACTTCTTGTGCACTAAGACCTTTTAATCCTGCAGAAGCATTTCCTGCATCGTGTGTAAACACAGCAAAATCATTCGCATCTATATCTGCACCTATTCCAGTAACAACTTTTACTGCATTCCCACTAGAGGCCCCAAACGTAAGTGCAGTTTGTAACCCTGCTTCAGCAGCAGTCTGGTTTATAAATTCACTAGAGCTATTATCATATGCTAATACTTCATTATCTGCTACACTAGATATACTTACATCTGTTAATGCTCCTATAGTTGTAGTAGCATTATCATCTGCCCATTCAATAGCATTACCAGAGCTATTAACTTTTAGTACTTTATTAGCACCATAACCAGATTCACCATCTAATCCTGCATCTAGTTGTGCTAGTGTTATTGATTCATTTTTATAATTAGCGTCATCATCTACTGTAATGACTTTTTTCCATGTTGCCATAATGATCTCCTATTGCTTGGCTATATACAAATCATCATTTATAAAAGCCAAATCTCCAACGCTAGGATTACTTGGTTCCGATGATTGCTCTTTTAAATTAAGTGTTCCATCTACTTGAAGTGTAGTTGTGCTTAACAATAATGCACTACCTGTGCCATCTCCATCAAATATTCTTTTAGCAGATGTGGTTAATCCTTCTCCAACAGAACTGCCTAATACAGTTAATAAATCTGGAAAGGTTTCTCTTACTTTTTTATTATATAAACTAGACATTATACACTCGTCATTGTTGTTGTTGGTATTGATACTTCATTTCTTGCTGGAGCAACATAATCAGATGGAACTGTGTAAGTAGGCTTTGAGTATTTTAATAGTTTCTGAGTTAATGCATATTGATCTATTTTAAAATCAAGACCATTCTTTGTTATAGCATCAATAAAACGCCATTCTTGTGAAACGTTTTGCCAAAAAGAATCTCCAATACTATTGTTTGTTTTTGGTTTTCTAGAAACATAACTCATTAGTAATCATAGCCTCTTATTGCATAACCACTTCCATCATAGTTTTTATTAGCAGACTTTTTAGCTTCTCTAACTGTTTCATTAAACTGTTGTTTAAAGTATGCTGCTAATTGTATTTCTTCAGGTTTTCTTTCGTAACCTTGTTGTATAACTCTGTATGCTAATGCTTCGTGAAACTCATCTGCTATATTTGGTTCTTCGTTCATGCCTATTCCACTAGCAGATGTATTGTCAGATACAAACTCTTCATCTTCTTTTACACAAAATAAAGTAACTTCTTTTGCCTCAGTAACACTCGTAAATGTTACCCTATCACTTGTTTCTGCAATAGCAATTGCATCACGTTCAATAAAATAAATCTTCATGTTAAATCTCTTTTGTCAGGTCTGCCTGATAGTCTTTCTATAGACTCACCATCATAGTCAACACTTGTTATTTCTATAATTTTTTCATCTAACCCATAATATCTTTGACCAGATACAGTTGTAAACTTGAATGCACCTTGTAATATTCTTGTTTTTCTACAAAACTCTTTTAATGCATTATTCAGGCGTAGCCTTATTTCACCTTCTTTCATTTCAGGATGGTGTGATTGAATTAGTTCGTGTAACTGCTTTTGTTTCATTTTATCTCACTAATCCTTTTTAATTCTTGTTGATATAACTGCATTAATGAATCTATTTGCAGTTTAATAGCCTGTGTTATTTCAATGTCTTCATCTATGTTAACTGCAGTATTTAATACATCATATAAATACTTAACACAAGCACCTAACACTACTGCATATTCTGCTGTGTCTGGAAACCCTGTTATAGCTGTTCCACTATGCGTTACAGTAGGATATGCTATAGTTTTGATTTGTGCTTTTTCAGTATTTGTAGGATCTGGTTTAATTACAATTGTTCCATTATCATAGTAATACACAGGAGTTCTAACGCTCCTAAAATGTATAGAGTCAGCATCTTCTATTTGTGTACTCAACCCAATAGATACTTCTTGTGCTTCAAATCCATTTCTTATAACTCCCAACA